CACCAAAAAAATATTGCGATTGAGATTTTTATGAAATATTGGCAAATCTCGCTGCGCCGCAAAAAAGGAACAAAAAGGAGCACTTGAGTGAAGCGTGGTCCAAAACCTGGAAGAAAAAGTTGGGTTGATCGTGAGTTGGAGACATCAGTGATTGGCCAGATGCAGCAAGCTGAATTGCAGCGGCAGCAGGCAAACCTTTTGGCAGGCACACTGTTGCGTCCACGTGACTTGCCCATCAACCGTCGTTCGCGGCGCGTGCGTCCGGCTGAAGTTGATGATCTGCCGTGGAACAAACCAGGTCTCAGCCGTGCAAACAAGGTGATAACATTTTGTGAATCGTTGCAGGTGACTTCAGGCACGGACACTGGCAAGTTGTTGGTGTTGAGGGGATGGCAGCGTGAGTTCATCAACAGGATATACGCGGAGAACAGTGAGTGCATTCGACCAGTGCGCACAGCTGTTTTGTCCATGGCACGCAAGAACGGCAAGACGCAACTTGCCGCAGCATTGGCGCTGTGCCATCTGTGTGGACCAGAACAAGAAGAACGCGGTGAAGTTTATTCCTGCGCCAACGACCGCTTTCAGGCTGCTAAGATTTATTCGGAAATGTCTGCCATGATCGAGCGTCAGCCGTTGCTGGCTTATCGATTAGTTTGCAATCGCATTCACAAGACCATCGAGGATTTGGAAACGGGCAGCATGTACGTGGCGCTGTCACGCGACGCGCGCACCAAGATGGGCCTGAGTCCGAGCTTTGTGGTTTATGATGAACTCGGACAAACTGGTGACCGCGCACTCTATGATGCCATGGACTCAGCCATGGGCGCGCGCAAGAACCCATTGATGCTGGTGATCTCCACGCAAGCGGCCAATGATCTGGCGCCGATGTCAAGGCTGATTGATTACGGCAAGCGCGTGGCGGCGGGTGATGTGGACGACCCAGCATTTCATTTGACACTTTATTGCGCGCCGGACGACGCGGACCCTTGGTCACTGGAGACCTGGAAGCAGGCCAACCCTGCGCTGGACGATTTCCGCAGTTTGGAAGATGTGGAGCGTTTGGCGCAGCAGGCGCAACGCATGCCGACGCAGGAAAATGCCTTCCGCAATTTGATCTTGAATCAGCGAGTGGCCGCAGAAACAAGATTCATTGAGCGCAGTGAGTGGGCGGCATGCGCGGAACCACCCAACATTCCGCTTGGTGCCAGTTGCTGGGCGGCGTTGGACCTGGGTGCCACGCGAGACTTGTCCGCGTTGATTTTGATTCATGAAGATAGTGAACGCAAGTTTCATGTGCTGCCGTTCTTCTGGTTGCCGGGTGACGTCCGCGCGCGGGCGCAAGAAGACAAAGTGCCCTACGACGTTTGGGTGCGTGATGAAATGATCATGCCCATTGGCGCCACTAGCGATCCAGCTGTGATCGCCGCCAAGATTCAAGAACTGACGGGGCGCTACACCATTGAGACATTGGCGTTTGACCGTTGGCGCATCGCTGACCTGCAGCGTGAGCTCAACAATGTTGGGTGCACAGTGCCATTGCTGCCGCACGGCCAAGGCTTCAAGGATATGTCGCCAGCAGTGACCATGCTGGAAAGCATGGTGGTGGAGCAGCGGTTGCGGCATGGCGGGCATCCAGTGTTGACCTGGAACGCTTTCAATGCGGTGGTGACGCGTGACCCGGCTGGCAACCGCAAGTTAGACAAGGCCAAGTCCATCGGCCGCATTGACGGCTTGGTGGCTTTGGCCATGGCCTTTTCCTGCATGCGTGGGGAGCAAGCCAAGCCATTTGATGTGATGGCAATGATTGGTTGACACATGCAAGCCACATCCGGCAAATATGTGGAGTTGTTCACTGGTGACAGCAAGGCGCTCAATGTCATGGTGGTGGACGACAACGGCAATGCCATTGACTTGACCAATGCTGTTGTCACCTGGCAGTTGGCGGCCAACAACTGGAAGAGCGATCCAGCGGCCACAGCAATCATAACAAAAAGTTCTGCCACTGCAGGGCAGATCACCTTGGCATCAGGCTCCTTCACTGTCAACATTGTTTCTGCTGACACGGCAGGCCTGACAGAAGGCAGTTATTATCAAGAGGCGCAAGTGACCTTGAGCGATGGCACCATTGGCACGCCATTGACTGGCACCGTCAAGATCAAGCCCAACCTGATTGCACCGCACTGAAATGCAGCAAGTGGATTACCCATCACCCAAGCTGATTAGCACTCTTGGCAATCAATATCTCGGCAGCACAGAAACGGCCATTGTGGTTGACTTGATCGCCAGTGTGGGTCCGCGCGTGGTGTTGGAGATTGGCACCAACCTTGGCGCCACCGCACGCGCCATTTTGGACACTGTTCCAGGGCTGCAGCGTTACATTGGCATTGATGTGCCGTCCCAATACATTCCACGTTTGGGGTGCCAGCGCGATGAAGTGCCGTTCATGGCCGGACGGCATGCGGCGAGTGACAGCCGCTATTGGTTGTTGTTGACAGATTCAGTGGAATTGACGCCAGCAGACCTGGAGCCGGTGGATGCCGTGTTCATTGATGGCGATCATAGCGCGGTGGCGGTGGGCCATGACAGCCAGCTGGCGCGTCAGCTCACGCGCAGCGGTGGCATCATCATCTGGCATGATTACAACAACCCAGCTGTGGAAGTCACGACCACACTGGATCGACTGGTTGAACAAGGCTGGCCAATCTTTGCCATTCGCGGCACTTGGCTGGCGTTCATGAGGAGCTGACATGACAAAGATTTTCATCCGCCCCAAGGAACTGGTTGATGCGCCATTGTTCCGGCGTGACAGCCTGCCAGGCAACAGTTTCATTCGCTTCATCACTGCCAATGCTGTTGCCGGAGTGACCCACAAGTTGCCCTATGAAGTTGCGGCGGCGATGTGGCCATCGGATCGGGACGTGATCGAGCTGACGCGCGCAGCGTCAGCTCCGGCGATGGTGGGCCAGGTTGGTTGGGCAGCGGAATTAGTGCACAAGGTGGTGATCGATGCATTGGCGGCATTGGGCCCAGCTTCTGCAGCAGCGCAGATCATCCAGCGCGGACTGGTGTTGAGCTTCGATGGTGCCGGCGTGATCTCCGCGCCAGGCTTTGTGGCGGGTGCGGGTAATGCTAGCTTTGTTGCTGAAGGCGCGCCCATTCCGGTGCGGCAATTGGCCTCCACAGCAGCCACGCTCAATCCGCACAAGCTGGCAGCCATCGCGGTGCTGACGCGCGAGTTGATTGAATCCTCCAACGCGGAAGCGGCAATCACTGATGCGTTGATCAAGTCTGCTGGCGCGGCGCTGGACGCAGTGTTCTTCGACGCCAATGCAGAAAGCGCGGCGCGGCCAGCAGGCATGCGCAATGGGGTGACAGCAATCACTCCATCTGGCGCCACAGACCTGTGGCAGGCGGCATTTGAAGATGTGGCCGCGCTGATCAATGCCGTTGCGCCAGTGGGCGGCAATGGACCTTACATTTTCATTGGTTCGCCGGGACGGGTGTTGGCTATGCAATTTCGTTTCAACATTGATGATGCTGCCGCCCCAACACCATTGTTTTATGCTTCCACGGCTATGGGCAATGATCTGGCGGTGCTGGCGCCATCTGCGCTGGTGGCCGCCGCATCACCCACGCCAGACGTGGAGACTGCGACCGCAGGCACCTTGGTGATGGACACCGCTCCCGGTCCAGCAGGCACGACAGGCCCAGAGAAGTCAATGTTTCAAACGGACTCCATGGCCATCAAGGTGCGTTGGCCGTTAGCTTGGGCAATGCGTGATCCGCGTGGTTTCGCCTGGTTGACGCCAAACTGGAACCCAGGTTGATGGCGTATGAAGCATGCAACTTGGACTGGTTTCACTGATTCAGACCTGCAGCCGGTGGTGGGCGCTGAGTTGACTGCGACAGGCTGGCGCGGCATCACCGCAGATGGTGAAATCCTAGAGGTGCAATCTAGCACAGGTGTGCCGGAATCGATCATGATGTTTTCTGCCGGTGAGTTAGTCGGCCAGCGCAAAGTCAGTGCGCAGATCGTTTCCGTCACTGATTACCTAGACGCATTCAACGCTTCTGCCGTGCTGCATCGCAACAATCATGATGCGGAAGCGTTGACCGCTATTGAACAGGCCATCGCCATTGTGCCGACGGCGCGCGCGCGGTTCAATCGCGCAATGATTCTATTGGCATTGGGGCATTGGCTGGAGGGCTTTGAGGAGTTCGAGCTGTGCGAACGCGAGCCACCATTTCAGCGTCCAGCGATGGCTGCAGCGTTGGCGCTTGGCAAGCAGCCATGGCGTGGTGAGTCGCTGCAAGGCAAACGGCTATTGTTGTTGCACGACCATGGCTTCGGCGACACCATCATGATGCTACGGTTCGTTGAGATGCTGCGGCGGCATGGCGCGCAAGTCATTCAATGCGTACCGTCGGAGCTGGAATGGCTGGCGTTGCAATTCGGCGATGTTGTTGATTTACGTTGTCCGTGCGACTATTTTGTTTCTTATTTGCAATTGTTGCGTTGGCTGCGAATTGTGCCATGCAGCGTGCCTATTGCACCTTACATCCGTGTCAGTGGCGATTGGCAGGCGCATTGGCGCCAACGGCTGGGACCCAAGGTGCACAAGCGCGTTGGTGTGGCTTGGTCAGTGCGCACAGAACATTCTGGTGACTTTCCACGTCCACTGCCGCTGCAACAAATTGCTGTTTGGTTTCCAGACGCGGAATTGCATTCTGTGCAGACGCAAGGTGGCGAAGAAGCTGCTACCAATGGCGTGGTGACGCATGAGTTGCTTGACTTCGCTTCCACGGCTGCATTGATGATGCAAATGGATGAGATCGTGACGGTGGACACGGCGGCAGCGCATCTGGCTGGCGCCATTGGCCATCCCAGTGTTACGCTGATGTTGTCGCAATGGCATTCCTGGCGTTGGATGAACAATCCATTTTATCCGCATGTGCGCATTGTTGAGTCCGGGAGATGAAAATTTGATGGAGGAT